GCTGCGGTCGTGTATATCATTTTGTCAGCCGCAGTCGTCAGCCCGCTAATACTGGTCAAGGCCGCGGACATGGGCTGCTTCTCCGCGTCCAGCTCGTCGATGACGGGAACTGGGACGCCAGCCATGCTCGCAAACATGGCCGTCATCTTGCGTAGGTCGCCTTCGACCTTGTCCATCGCCACCATGTGGCGGACCTTGAGGCGCTGAAAGGTCAGCACCTCATAGGTCTCGCCACCGTGCTCGATCGGCTCCAACGGTTTGAAGGCGATCTCCTTCTTCGGCGCCATTACGCGAGCCTCAGCGCATCACGCCGGCCGGGGCGCTGCTCGACGCCGCCGATCCGCATGCTGAAGTCGTCGAAGGCGAAGACCTCGGCATCGTCCACGTAGAGCACGCCCGAATGGACCGTGACCTCGTACTCGGTCTCAGCCTTCGATGCCGGCGACCAGCTGCCCGCGTCGATCTTCTTCACGTCGACCGACATCTCGAAGCGCGTGGAGTGCTCGCGGCCGTCCTCGCTCTCCATGTAGCCATATGCGATCAGCGGCGAGGCGCGGCCCTGGCCGATGCCGTAGAGCTGCAGCATCTCCGGGTCGAAAGCCGTCTCCTTGAAGCTGCAAGTCGTTACCTCGTAGCCCATGGACACCTCGCGCGGCTTGAGCATGCCGGCGTTCCGGAAGTCCTCCATGGTCTTCTCCATCACGGGGATGGTGATCTCCATGGTCTGGCCGCTGCGGTTGCCATCGGCCGCGACCAGGGTGACATCCTTGAGGATGTAGGCGGGAAGGCGGTTAGACATGGTTCAGTCTCCTGTCTGTGGGATAGGGGCGGATCAGATCGCGTCGCCGGTGTCGATCTGGCCGGTCACGGAGTCGTAAAGCAGCTCGTAGGCGATCGTGATGTTGCGATATGCCGAGATGCGCACATCGTAGATCGGTGCGGGCGGCTCGTAGCGCATGCCGAACTTCACGACGCCTTCGGCGCCGTCTGCAGCGGTCATGGCGTCCGACAGGAAGAACTGGGAGCCGGGCAGGATGATGCCTTCATTCTCCAGACGCTGCAGCGCCTCCCGCCCTGCGATCACCATCAGATCGAGATTCTGGCGCGTCTGCGGCCGGTCGTTGAAGCGCACGAAGGCGTTTTCGATCGACTCGTTGACGAGGTCCGCGACACGCTTGACCGACACGAACTGCCAGATCGTGTCGATGGCGGTGGTCATCGGACCCCATGTCCGGAACCCGTCGCCCCGGTTGATCACGGTGTTGATCCCGGCCTCGTTGAGCGTGGTGGCCTCGATCCCGTACTCGACCGACCTGTTCACGCCCTGGATGCCGTTGATGATCCGGTTCGACGCGGGATAGTGCGGCCCGAACCGGCGATCCATCGCCGCCTGCTGCGCGGCGAATACCGTCGAGCTGGGGACCGCCACAGTCGCGCCGTCCACCAGCTTCAGCACCTTCGGGTCGCACAGGCAGATATGCTTCGACCCGAAGAGCTGCGCCGTCGAAAGAGCATCCGCATCGGTGGTATCGGGGCCGTCCGCGTAGAACTGCGCGCGCAGCTTTTCGCAAATGCCCATCGCTTCCGCCGCGACCGGGTTCATGACCTCACCAACGGTCAGCGACGCGGCCGCGCCCGTGCCGGAGCCGCCGTTGTCGGTGATGGTGATCGTGTCGGTTCCCTCATAGCCGTAGCCGGGCTTGACGACACCGATCGCAGTAACTGCCCCGTCGACAACAGTGATCTCGAGCTCCGCAGCGGCGCCTGTCGACGTGGCAATCGTCGCCGAGACGTCGTCGCTGTAGCCGGTGCCCGGCGTGTCCACAGCCACCGACGCAATGCCATCGTCCGGCGTAGCGCCAGACAGTCCCGGCGCCACCAGCAGCTTCGGCTTCGGCAACCCGGCGCTGGTCGCAGTCCGAAAGGCGTGGATGCCCGTCTTCTGGGTGGCGTCGCCCACGGCTGCGGTCTGCGCCTCCGAGGCGTCGGCGCCCTCATCGACCAGGACCAGCACGACGCGCGTGGTGCCCTGATCGAAAATCGTGTCCAGCTCCGTGGTCACCGCGTCCGGATAGCCCGTCGCGTCCGACGGCCTCTCGATGAGAATGGGCGTGTCGGTGCTGACACCGGCCGGAAGCTCGGCCGGGTCGACCGCCATCAACAGGCCGACGACCGAAGTGTCGACGAAGTCGACCAGGACGGGATCCGCACCGGACTGGAAGACGCGCACGCCGTGGGGGGTAGTGATCGTCATGGCTTTGACTCCTTTTCCGCATGACAAGGTGAGCGCGCGCCACACGGCCACGCGCGTCGGTAAAATCGGGTTTCGGTTAGATCAGGTTGACCAGCCCGCGGGCAAAGGACGCCTGTGCTGCCGACAGCCGCGCCTGAGATTTGTCGTCGGTCCGGACGGGCAAGCCGCCCACTTCGATGCCGCCCACCTCGCGCTGCCAGCGCACATCCGCCAGGTGCGCGACCAGCCGGCGTTGCATCTCGGCCACGCCGAGCTGGCGCACCTCCCATGTCTGCACCAGACGACCCGATCCGTCGCGCTGTGGCGGGACCTCGGCCACATACTCGCGCCGGAGGTCATGCGGAGGTCGCGGTGCCGACGCCACGCGCTCCACTTCCGCGGGCGGCAGGCCCAGGTTTCGCACGTGCATCGCCGACAGCGGCCATGCCAGCACAGCCCCGGTCGCATCAACGCGCGCGAAATTCTCGCTCATGTCAGCCCCCTAAAGGTCAGCGGAAGACATACACTGCGCCGGCGTTTGTCACGCCGAGCGCATCATGTTCATCCGCCCCCGCCATCACTTCATCCCCGGCCGCTACGTGCACAGAGGACCCAAAGTGGTCCCCTACCGCCGTATCCGAGCCCGCCAGCTTCTGACGCTCCACGTACTGAGAGCCATCGTGCTCAAAAAGATAAGCGGCGCCCCCAGGGTCTACGCCCCAAGCGCCGACCATCAAGAAGCTGCCGCCGAAGGACAATGCGCGGAGGTCGCCCAGTTTATCGCCGTGGGCTGTGTCCGATGCCACCAGCTTCTGCACCTCGACCCAGGCCGCTCCATCATGCTCGAAGATGTAGACAGCCCCGTTCGCGGCATCAGGCGCGATGTCCACACCCGGCGCACCCACCGCGATCCTATCTCCAGCCGGATCCATGGCGATCGAGGCGCCGAACAGATCATTGTTCTGACCATCCGACGCCGTCAGAATTTGTTCAAGTTCCCATGTCGCGCCGTTTTTCCAGTACACGAACACGCGCCCTTTCCCGTCGCCGGGCGCGTCGACATCGTCGTCTTGAGCCGAGACGGCCACCTTTACGCCATCCGTCGCGACGTCCCATCCAAACTGGTCTTGCGCTTCACCCGTAGCGTCCAGGAGGACCGCCGTCTCTGTCCAGGTACCGCCGCTTTCCTCGAAAACGTACGCTTGTCCCACCCCGCTCTCCAGCGGATCGCCGCGCCGGTACTCGTGCGATCCCACGACCAGAATCGAGCCCTCCATTGCCAGCCCTTCACCGAAACTCGCGGGCGATTGCATGTCCGAGGCCATGAGCTTCTGCGTCTCGACCCAGGTCCCGCTCTGGTTCTCGAAGATGTAGACCGCGCCCTCAAAGATACCGCCGCCGTTGTCCCGCCCCCAAGCCGACGCGGCCGCAAAATTGCCCGACATTCCGACAAATCCGCCAAACTGATCCGCGCCACTGCCCGGGTCCGATGGCACCAGGTGTTGCGTCTCGACCCAGGTCCCGCCCTGGTTCTCGAAGATGTACGCCGCACCCTCCGTTCGACCATCGCTTGACGACACCAGCGCCCCGACTATTGCCCAGGTGCCATCGCTGTCGATGGAATCCCCGAACTCGTCGTATGCCATATTCACGGAACCGACGAGTTTCTGGACCTCCACGAGCACGAATTCCGCGGCCGTCGTAAACGACACCGCCGTCGACCAATCGCTCGCACCCAATGCTGTCCCATTGTGGCGGGCGCGGACAAAATACTGGGTCGAAACCGAAAGCACCCCGTCCGGCACCTCGTAGCTGACGAGATTGGTCGTATCGCCCACGACGTCGTGCACGATCGAGGTGAAGTCCACATCGGTCGCGATCTGCCAATCCGTGCTCGCGTGCGTATCCACCCCGATCGGCAAGGTTCCGAAGACCGACGTCGTCAGCACCGGGTTCTCCTGGATCTCCGTCGCGCCATCGCTGGGTGCCGTCACCGTCGGCGCCTGCACCATCTGCTCCTCGATCGCGATCCCGTAGTCCTGCCGCGAGCCGTCCCAGGTCACCGACAGCGTCAGCGACCCCGCTGGCGTCCCGCCCGGAATCGTCAGCGTGATCTCCTCCAGCGAGCGCGCCACCGACCCCACATCGGTTTCCACCGCGTAGGTCGAAAACTCGTCGAAGTTGGTGAGCGTGTACGTGTTCGTCGTCCCTGCGTAGACCAGGCCAGGACCAATCAGGGTCGGACGATAGCGCAGATTGTCGAGCACCCAGTCCCGCGTGGCCAGAACCACGCCCGCCGAAGCCGAGGTAAACCCGCTGATTCCCGAACAACGGCCCAGTATTTTTCGCCTCAAATCCGATGAGGAGACATACGAGGGCACACCGGTGCAATCCATCACCAGCCTGTCGGTCGAACGAAGCTCGGGTGGGGCCATCATCCGTGTGACCGGCCTGCCCCTGCGGCAAGGCGCCTTCGATGTCCGGCTTAACCCGCTCAACGGACAAGAGGACGAGGCGGTGAATGGCGTGCTCGCCTACAGACTCGAAGCACTACAGCCCACGAACACCCCGCAAGGCCCACAACAGACACGCCGCGTGCATGCCGCGCGCTACGTGTCGGATCAGGTGTTGCGCGATGTCACACAAATCCAGGTGCGTGGCGTGGGTAATGTTCTGACAAGCCGCCGCTGAGTTGAGCAAAGGCAGCGGACCCCACAATACCGGGGCCCAGACCAACATTCTGCCCCAACTCACCGTCGCGTCGGCACGCTTGTGGAAAGGGCGCGACCTTGGGTGATTTCCTGCGCATGCCGATCCTGATCTTTCGGCGCTATTACCGGAAACTCTGGATTCGCGTGTCGCTCTATGCCGCGCTCTCACTCATCGTTGCGGTGGCAGAGCCTCTGTTCGCACGCTGGATTGATCCCGAATTCACGGTGCAGATCGGCCCGGATGCCGTGATGACCGTGCTGACGATCGTCGCCTCCTCGATGCTCGCTGTCTCGACCTTCTCGCTCAATGTGATGGTCACCGCCCATCGCGGCGCGGCGCAATCGGCAACGCCCCGCATACACCGCCTGTTGCTCGCGGATACGACCACTCAATCGGTGCTCGCGGTGTTCATCGGCGCGTTCGTTTATGCGCTCAGCACCATCATCCTCATTCAGTCAGGGCTTTTCGCGGATAATTCAAGCGTGATCACCATGCTGGTGACGGTGCTGGTCGTGTTCGGCGTGATCGCCGCGATGCTCCGCTGGATCGACCATTTGAGCAAGCTGGGCAGCATGGATGAAAGCATGCGCAACGTCCATGATCTGGCCCAGAGCGGGCTGCGGGCCTTCGCTCATACCCCTGCGCTTGGCGGCAATCCACTCACCTCCGACACGGTCCTGCCCGAACATCTGACCGAACTTTGCGCAAGAGATTCGGGCTACTTGCAGTTGATCGACGTTCCGGGTCTTGAAGAAAGCCTGCCGGACAGGTCTTTCGTTTACGTGACGCTCAGCCCGGGCTCACCAGTGTTGCGTGGCCAGCCCATCGCACTGGTCTCGGGACATGTTTCTGACGGCGTGATGAATGATCTCTCCGACTGTTTTGTGGTGGGTGACATGCGCACCTATGAACAGGATCCGGCTTTCGGTCTGACCGTGTTGTCGGAAATCTCATCGCGCGCCCTCTCGCCCGGTGTCAACGATCCCGGCACCGCGATCGAGGCCGTGACCCGGCTCGAGGCGCTGATCTGGGAATACGCACAGGAGTCCGGCACGGGCGACGGGGCACAGTGCCCCCATGTATTCATCAAGGTGCCATCGGCGCATGATCTGATGGATGCGGCTTTTGCCGCCACCGCCCGCGACGGGGCCGGCCTGATCGAAGTCGCGGCCCACCTGCGCGGTGCGCTGCACCGTTTGGCCCAATCGTCCGATGAGCGCGTCAACGACGCCGCGCTTGCCATGGCGAAACTGGCGCAGCTTCATGCCAATCAGTCACTCCCACTCGAAGCCGAGCGCACGCGCCTGCGCGATGCCTGACCCGCGAAACCCGCGCAACGGTTTAGAGTTCGACCGCCTCGATCCGGCTGCCATTCACACGCAGACCGATTTTGCCATCGCACAGCTTGATCGCGTCGCGCCCGAACACTTCGGCCCGCCATCCGCTTAGTGCGGCAACGTCACGCTTGCCAGCGGCGATAGCGTCAAGGTCCGATGCGGTCGCGACAAGCTTGGAGGCCACGCCGAATTCTTCCGATTTGCCCTTGAGAAGGACACGCAGCATGTCGGCCACCGCCGGATTGACGTTAAGCTTGCCATCGGCACCGTCTTTCTGCGGCTGAGCGCAACAGAAGGCGCGACCGGCTAAGATCTTCGGTGCTGCGCGGCTTGGTCGCCGCCAACTCCAGAAGCGCGTCGTCCTTGAAGACTCGATTGCGCGGAATGTTGCGCTCTTGGGCATGCGCTTCGCGGAACTGCGCCAGTTCCCGCACAATCGCTAGGTATTTTCCCGAGTTGTTGCGTGTCTTGATCCGCTCCCACGCGTCTTCGGGATGTGTGACATAGGTTTCCGGGGCGGTCAGCACCGCCAACTCTTCCTTGACCCATGCATCACGCCCACTCTTTTCCAGTTCGGCGGCAAGATATTCGTAAATGCGCCGCAGATGCGTCACGTCGCCCAACGCGTATTTTTTCTGTGCATCGCTCAACGGACGGCGCGACCAATCGGTAAATCGCGAGGATTTGTCGAGTTGCTGCCGCGCGATCCGGCGCACCAGCGTTTCATAGCCGACCTGCTCTCCAAAACCGCAAACCATTGCCGCGATTTGCGTATCGAACAGCGGCGCGGGAATCACCCCAGCATCCACATAGAAAATCTCAAGGTCTTGCCGCGCCGCGTGAAACACCTTCACGACGCTTTCGTCCCGGAACAGATCGTAGAGCGGCTCAAGCGACAGGTCACCCATCAGCGGATCGACCAGAACCGCCCCCTCATCATCCTCACCGGGCATGGCAAGCTGCACGAGGCAAAGCTTGGAATAATACGTTCGCTCTCGCAGAAATTCGGTGTCGACGGTCACATAGGGATGCTTGCGTGCCGCGCTGCAAAAGGCGGCCAGATCGTCAGTCTTGGTGATTGTCTTCATGGATGCTCGCGGTTGCATGTCGGGGCGCGCGCCTTGGCGGTGGCCCCGTATACGCCAGAGCGCGGAAATTGCAAGGAAGCGGGTGCAGGTCGCGGACCTCGTGCCTCACATTCCCGGCTCACGAGCAGAAAATCGGACTTTTTTCACCTTTGGCAAAGCGGCGCAGGACCCTCGGATACAGGATGTGCTCTTTCTCAAGCACCCGCGCAGCCAGCGTGTCGGGCGTATCGTCCGACCGCACCGGCACCCGCGCCTGCCCAAGGATCGGGCCGCCATCAAGCTCGGAAGTGACCTCATGTACTGTGCAGCCCGCCTCCGCGTCGCCCGCCCGCAACGCACGGGCATGGGTGTCGAGGCCGGGGTATTTCGGCAAAAGGGACGGATGGATGTTGAGCATCCTGCCATCCCAGCGCGCAACGAACGGCTCGTCCAGAATGCGCATGAACCCCGCAAGGCACAAGATATCGGGCGCGGCCTGCTCAAGCCGCTCGTGGAGCGCGTCCTCAAAGGCGGCGCGATCGCCGTGAAACGTGCGATGATCGACCACCGCGGTCTCGACCCCGCGGTCACGCGCCTTCTCTAGCCCGCCCGCCTCAGGGTTGTTCGAAACGACAAGCACGGGCTCGGCCGGATGCCCCTCTTCGGCCATACTGTCGATAAGCGCGGCCATGTTCGATCCGCCGCCCGAAATCAGGATGGCGACCCGCTCGGTCATCTCAACGCGCCTTCATAGGTCACGCCTTCACCACTCACCACGTGACCGAGCCGCGTCACACCCTCACCCACGTTTTCCAAGAGCGCGGTGAGCGCGTCAGCGCGCCCCGCCTCGACCACGAGGATCATGCCGATGCCACAGTTGAAGGTCTTGAGCATTTCCGCCTCATCCATGCCGCCCTCTTGGCGCAGCCATTGAAACACCCCCGGCAGAGCCCATGACCCAAGGTCGATGCGCGCGCCCAATCCCTCGGGCAGGACACGCGGCAGGTTCTCGGTGAGGCCACCGCCGGTGATATGGGCCAACGCATGAACCCCACCCTCGCGCACCGCGGCAAGCGCCTGCGTCACATAAAGCCGCGTCGGGGCCAGCAGCGCCTCACCAAGCGTGCCGTCGCTCCAAGGGCAGTCAGCCCCCCAGCCAAGGCCCGACATCTCGACAATTTTCCGCACCAAACTGTATCCGTTCGAATGCACCCCATCGCTCGCCAGACCCAGAAGGACATCGCCCTCTCCCACGCCCTCGGGAAGAGCGGCACCGCGCTCCATCGCGCCCACGGCAAATCCCGCAAGATCAAAATCGCCATCGGGATACATGC